CAACTGAATAATCAGCATCAACCATAGCGTTAGTAAAGTTAACCGTGTAATCACCAGTACTGTTATCAGTAATACTTGACACATTACCGCTTGCACGAATAGCCACAGTGCCAGTGCCATTAAAGTTTACCCACGCTTTGCATGTATAGACTTCTACGTTATTGGTGTCCTTGATTGTGTCTACCTTAATTGTACTCATGGCTTTGGATGCTCCGTCTTTACAGCCTCAATAGCGTCTTTCCAAGTTGTTGTACCGTTGACACTATCCCAATACTGCATATCTAACTGTTCTTGGATTGATGGATAAGCAACTCGTCTGTCTCGTGCATATTGCTCTGGACTAACCCAAGCGTTAACTGCATCAACATCAACAGTTACTTCATTGCCACTAGCATCGTATGGAGTATCATTAATAACCTTAACGACATTAGAATATAGTGCGTATATAGCTTCGTGGTTCATCCAGCAATCTCCATAACCATAAATGTTGAAACTGCTCTTTCCATATATCCAAAATTTGTATCGTCCACTGTTCTATTTGTATACACTGTATTAGTTGTATAGCTAATTTCCATATTAACAGTGTAAGTTATTTGTGATGTAGTAGACGGAGAATCTAAGTACATTGCGTTACATGACTCTAAAGTAGATGAAGCATTTTGATGGTAATTAATAGCTAATGGAGCAAGAAAAGATCCTCTGTCATCAACTGGAGTTGGTCTTAACGCAGTTCCTGATCTTCTAAAATATAAACCTGCATTATAAGGACCACCTGTATTTGATAATTCTCCAGCCCATTGAGCTAATAATAAAAATGTACTGTTTACAGAAGCTGGTGTAATGTCTATTTCTAAATCTGGAATATAAATATTATCACCAGGATTAGTTGCTTGAGAGCTTGGTGTTTCATTTCTAACGTGTTGAATCTGTAATACTCTGTTGTTAGTGACACCAGCAGTATTAGCTATATTGTCAACCTTTAGTGTACTCATAAGATCACCCAGTTCCCACCTGATGCTACAGTCACTGTAACACCTGAACTAATAGTTATATCCCCGATACTTGCTGCGTTCTTAGTAGCAGCTACTGTGTGATCTGCATCAATAGTCTGGTCATTCTCAAAGAACGCTGAAGTGTTGTACACCCCAGGTGTCTCAATACCAGTAGTACCATTCAGTATCATTGCCATTTATAACACCACCCATCTTGATCCACTAGGGACTGTTACTGAAACACCACTATTAACTGTTAGTGGTCCTGTTGACATTGCATTAGTATTACTTGTGATTGTGTAGTTAGTTGTAATTGTCTGACCATTCTCATAAAAGATTGCATCAGATCCACCACCACTAGCTCCACCACCGCCACCAATAGCACCCCATGCAGAACCATCGTAGCCCTCAAAGGAACTATCAGTAGTATTAAATCTTAAATAACCAGCAGCAGGTGTACCATCTCTCTGTGCTGTAGTACCGCTAGGGACTTCTGCAGAGCCTGTAGCAGACGTTTTAGTAACGTAAGTACCTAGATCACTAATCTGTGATTCTGTGATGCTGAGAGCAGCCTGATGCTGTGTAACAGAGCTTTGTGTGATGTTTGCATCTGGTACGTTAGCCCATGTAACTGCAGCAGTAAGATCATTAGTTTCTGTAAATGAAGTTAAGTAACCTGCATCGTTAGTCAATGTAGATACATTATCACCAGGTTGTACTGCACTGTTAGCTAACGTGCCTTGAGCAGCAGTAGCAAATCCAGTAGAGTCAATACCATCTAGTAAGTCAGCATCTAATCCTGAGCCTGTGCCATCAACTGTTTGAATAGCAGTCATGATCTCAGATGCAGTTTGATCTGCTGTAGCACCTGTCTCAATACCAGCTAACTTAGTCTCTTCAGCAGTAGTATATGATGCAGTAGTTGCATCTAGCACAGCAGAGTGTGCTTGTACATCAGTACCTATAACTACACCAAGATTACTTCTTGCTGTTGTGGTACTGGTTAAGTCAGATAAGTTGTTTGCTGCAATCAATACACCAGCAGCAGATACATAAGCAGCAACCCATGCTGATCCGTCATACACATTCATAACACCAGACACAGTGTTAAAGTACAACATACCAGATTGTAATGGATCACCATCGTTATCAGTTGTAGGATCGCTTGCTTTAGCTCCTAGATAACGGTCATCGAAAGAATCAAAAGCAGCTAACGTAGAATCCTTAGCAGCTTCTGTTAATGCCTGAGCAGCCTCAGCAGCAGTCTGTGCTGTTTCTGCAGCAGTCTGTGCTGTCTGTGCGTTAGTCTCTGAAGTAGCAGCATTGCTCTCTGAGATACCTGCAGCAGCTTCTGAAGCAGCAGCGTTAAGCTCTGATGTTGCAGCAGCAGTCTCTGAATTAGCAGCAGCTAACGCAGATGCAGCAGCAGCACTAGCATCAGTAGAAGCAGAACTAGCAGAACTACTTGCAGATGTTGCTGACGTTGCAGCAGAAGTGGCAGAAGAGGCAGCAGCAGTTGCAGATGCTTCAGCTTCAGCAGCCTTAGTAGACGCTACAGAAGCCTCGTTAGCTGCGTCTGTAGTAGCATCACCTGATCCCCCTGCACCTCTCCATATAGCCATGTTACTTCCTTACTTATTAGCGATATACATTGTTACTTCAAAACCAAATCGTAACTCTGTGTATTCAGGTTTAGACCACATAGTGTTTCCTTATGAAAAGCTCCCCAAGCCTTGTGAGCCTGGGGAGTTATTAACCAACTTAGAATTAAGCTGGAACAGCTAGAGCAACAGCACTGCTATCACGAAGCTCAGCTACACCGTAAAGCATATCTGATGTGAATAGCGTACCGAGGTACTCTTGCTTGTACTGGGTCTGTGAACGTACACCCATTTGCTCAGCAAGAACGAAAGCGTCTTTATGAGCAAGTAGACAGATACGGTCAGTTGCAGAGTTACCTGCAGCAGTATCAGCATTAGTTGTAACATAGACCTTAACACCGTATACGTCACCGATCTGACCATTACGGATTGTGTTTCCACCTGCAACCTCACCAGTGAAGGCTTGCTCAGTGAACCGTGCAAGACCCATCAATGTGTTACGAGTTGTTGGAGGAACAATCAAGAAACGATCTGACATAGGAACGTCATTGTCATCAAGTCTCTGGATTGATCTACGGATACCAGCATCACCCAATGCAGCAGCATTAGAAGTTGAAGAGTTGTAAACCGTAGCACCAGTAGAACCGATAAATGCGTTAGTTGATGCTGCAGCAGTAGAGTAGGCAGTACCTGTACCAACTGCTCGGCCAAGCTGAATCAAGTCAGTATCAACCTGAGTAGCAAGCGCATAACCTGCGTCGTCCGTGTAGAACTTACGCAAAGAAGCTAGGGCTTGTGTCTCTACGATATCTTCGATCAAACGTGAATACTCGTAGTGCTTGTTGATAAGAACCTGCTGCTCTGACTCAGTTGCAGCAATAAGCGTTACCTGAGAAGAAGCTGCCTTTGCAGATGCAGAACCACGAGTCGGCTTCGGAATATGAAGCGTATCGCCTTTCTTACCTTTGAAAGACATTTTAGAGAACAAGTTTGCAGCAACAAGATTAGCCTTATATGCTGCGATGATTTCGTCGGACCAAATCTCTGGGATAAATTTATCCGCAGTAGTCTTGGTCACATGGTTAGTACCTAGTGCCATTTTTTATTTCCTTTCTATTTGACACGTCCCTCTGCATATGCAGCCATAATTTCATCCTGCATAGCATAGTAACGATCTGGATCACGTAAACGTAAATTAATTATGTCTGACCTACGATAAGTCTTACGCGAACTTGGAGCAGGAGAACCAGTATCAACCGACGCAGCTTTTAAATTCTTTGTTGTTTCTTTCTTTGCTTCATTAACAAGAGCAGTATCTTGAACAGGTTGTTTCGCAGGATTAATTGTGTTCCACATAGAGAGTAACTCTTTTGCAGAATCATAATCATACTGTGAATGAGCTTCTGTAAAAAGTCTAGTTCTTACAGGAGATTGTTTAACCCACTCAAAAAATCTTTCATCTTGTGTAATTTCATCAAAGTTTGAAAACTCAGATTTTAATCGTTGTGTTACCTGCTGTTGTTTATATTCAAAAGCCTGTTGCTTTGCTTGTTGAATAGCAGGATGGTTATCTACTGTTTCATTCATTGCTCCTATAGGATCTTCGTAATACTTTTCTATAGGATCAACTTCTTCTTTAGGGTTTTGTACAGCTTTTGGTTGAGAGAGTTCTCGTTGAATAAGTTGGTCTGCTAGCTTTCTTGCTTCGCCTACCTCTTGAGCTTGTCTACCGATTAACTTTTCAGATTCTTGGTGCATCTTAATAATCTCTTCAAGAGATTTATTACGATACTTTTCTGGAATCTCAGGTTCTGGGTTGGTCTCTTGTTCAGGTTGTTCTACCTGTTCTTGAGCTTCCGTTTCCTGTTCTTGTTCTTCAATATTATCAAACTCAATATCTTCTTCAAACGGTTCTTCAAATGTAGCCATATAATCTCCTGTCACGTTTGTGATTCTAGGAATTAAAAAATATCACCAGACGCTAACCCTCTCTGCGCTTGTTGGCGATTCTTGTTGCCTCCTCGTGCTTTCTAGCCCACGCATCAGCAGCAGTTGGAAAGTCTCCCGACACTCCTTCTAATGCAATACGTGGTTTAGATATAATACGAAGTGACACACACTGACAAGTAGGACACTCAATGGTGGTTACCTCCTCGTCAATATACTTTTCTGTGGTGTGACCTTCACCACATCTAAACTCAAATATTCTTTTGCTCATTTTCTAATTGCTCCCAGGCTTCTTCAGAAAGTTGTTTGAGAGTTCTTATCCAATGTAGGACATCTAACTGTCCCTTACGAAAGTTCAACTCCTCTATGCTCTTAGTTGCTAGTAAGTTGTTTCTTTCTTCTATTATTTTTTCAATATCAGCTAGTAAGTCTATCCATCCCTTAGTAGCCATCATGTCAAATCTTGCTTCGTAATACTCTTGAAGGTCTTTATCCAATACGGAGTCCTCTATTAAGTTACTGTAATGCATAAATGAGAATGATTATCATTTACAATTAGATGCATTATACCACAAAATAACTTGTTTGTCAAGCATTATTTTGTTTTAGTTGCATCTGTTGTTGTACAATTTTTTCATTAGAATCTATCTCACGTTCTTTAAGAATCATCTCAGCAGTTTTAACTCGCTTGTCAAATTCATTCTTATCTTTAGTAGTGATGTTAGCAGTTAGGCTTCTAATTAAATCAGCTTTAACTTTATCATCAAGCAACGATGCTTCTACCATTAGCTTCTGCGCTCTAGCCTGTGCCTCCTGTGCGTCAGCAGCAGACTCCTGCGCTCTAGCATTAAGCTCGTTAGCTTGAGCTTGTACAAGAGCCATCTGTAGTTGAGCTTGTTGATTCTGCATTTCTTGTGCTTGAGGATCAGGTTGTGACATCTGATCTAGTTGAACCATTAACTCTTCTTTGTTTAACAATCCTGATGTACTTACAATACTTCTTAGTAGTATAGGTACAATAGGTGATTGTGGTCCAAGCGTCTGCATTAAACCAATCAACTGTTGTTGCTCGTACTCTCTTGCAATAGCACCAATACTTGACATTGTTGTAAACTTAAAGTCACGCATTGGATAACGATCAGGATCAAACTGCATATACCGATACGCAACCTTTTTTACCATCGGGATAATGAAGTCATCCTGAAACGATGCCATCGCTACTTTATTCTTTTTAACGATAGCTGACATGGCTAATGACATACCCATACCGTTGTTCTGTCCTGCAGTAGATGCTGCACTCTTGACCAACTCTGCCGAGTCTAGTGTGCCTGTAGCTTGCAGCAGCATCGCCTCAAATCCTTTTGCTGTTTCATAGTTCGAGGCATCAGTTGACCCAAACTTGAACGGTTGCAGGATCTCAGCAGGATTTCCATTAGTCAGGATGTTTTTACCAGGTCTGACTTCAAACTTCATACCTCTCGGTAATCTTGTAGCATCAATACCCATCATAGGTGCAGTAGTTAGTGCCAGAGAGTCCATATGAGACCGTAGCTGGGCATCAATAGCCTTCTGCATATTGTATGCCTTCTCTACTGTTCCAACCCCGTAGAAGCGTCCTGGGCGAACCTCAGGGCGGTATGCAATGATAGGTCTATCTTCCATCATGTACGGACTACGTTCTGCTTTTAGTAGGTGTACATCATTAGCAATAACAATAATAGCTTCTACTAAATCAGAGAGTCTATCTGCAGCAGAATCTTCAGGGAACAAGTCTACAACTTCATCTTCTTCATTTTCTAGTTCTTCTAAATACTCTCTAGGTACAAGACCATAGTAGCGCATAACCTTTACTTTATCGTCTTGATACGAAGATGATTCTGTTTTATCTACATCTAAGTCATCGCCTTCATAGTGAGGTTCAATATCACACTTACGATATACACCAGACTCAATACCTCTAACTACTTGATAAAGACTTACATACTCTTCTACTGCTACACCTAGTGATTCATCAATAGCATCAGCATTAGGATCAATAAGCAAGTTACGTGGATGTACTGGTTTGACTTTAACTGTAACTTTTTCTTGTTCAGTAACACCAACAGCAGCCATGCTTTCTCCAGGCATTTGTTGTGTTGTAGGTATTTTTTCTAGTTCAGTTTTGACAAGAACCTCACCTACACCAGTACCGTATATCTCTGCTAGTTTTACAATAGAACTAATATTATTAATATATGCATTATTATGCGTATCTTCTATAAGAAGAGCTTGCATAATTTCTACAT